ATCTGTTGGCTTGGTTAATCTACCTCTAACGAATCCAGCAGGAGCAAACCATGGGTCAGCAACTGCATCGGTAACACCCATTTGACGAGCACCATAAATTTCTGGAGCCAGCCATCTGTCCTTACCATCAAAGACTTGGAAGACCTTCAGCCAAGGCCAATACATTGCACAGTAAGAACTGTTCACTGCGACAGTTCTTGTAGTAGCGAAACCGTTACTCCAGTCAATCGCATCCCCAGGTTTACCAACCGCATAAGGCGGTGAGATAAGTGCTAGGAAATCAGTGGTTCTTTCTGCAACCGTAATAAGACCATTCTGAATGGATTGGTTATCCCCAACTCCTGGACCAGGAGCAAGAGCAACAGACACATTTAGGATAGGATCATCAAGTGCTTCGATTCCTGTCTTTCCACCGTCAGATTGAACAGCACCAATTACTGCGGTTGCAACTGCGTTTGAGGCAGTAGGAATACCACTATCTCCGCCAGCAAGATTGTATGTACCTTGAACCAGCTTGACGAATCTTGGATCAACAGTCTCACCCGTTGTCCCTCCCTGTCCACCAGTAATAGTAGTACCGTCTGGGAATAGGCTGGCGATGGGTTTTTCGAAGGAAGCTAGAGCCGCTGCTGCCACTGCATCATACTGCCCAGTTCTAAACTCAGCTAGAACATAGTTAGAAGTTCTGGTATCGTAGGTCATTCCTAATTGATTTTCAAGGAACGCAGCAGAAGTAGTTCCTGCAATAAAGGATTCAGCCGCAACTCCAAGGTTATTAACCTGTTCTTGGGAGTTAACTCCACCATTTACACCGACTTCGAAGGATACTCCACTTGTAGTACCGTCTGTTTTAGTGCCAGCGTTATACCCTGCTCCAGGCCAAATACTCTTTACAAAGTAAGATACGGCAGTTGAGTCACAGGTAACACCACTAGTTGTTAAACCAGAGGCTGCTGTCCCTTTTGATCCCACTTTATCGATAGGTTGAAGACCCGGCCTCGTGCCAACGTAGACAGGAACGTCCGCAGCGTTTTTAATTTGCATGTCAACAACTAAGGTAGCAAGGCCACCCGCCGCTGATCCAACAACAAAGGAAGAAGCGTTAACACCGTTAACATCCGCAAAAGCACCTACTCTAGCAGAGTCTAAGGAGCCTCCGATCACTTTCTTTAAGGCTGCGATAGTCGTAGCCCCTTCGGAGGCACTTACACTAAGAGTATTCTTAGGAATATCAAATACCTGAGCATCAACAATTTTAGTTCTAGCATTGTCGTAAGCGGTAATCGTTAGTCTCACGTCGGAGGTTGTAACGTCCGCACTACCAATGGCTGACATGCCAAACGACACCGCATCTGCGGCTACTCCCTCAGGCATAATAGGAGCAGCATGAGTACCGCTCACTAATACCGCAGGGCAACCACCGATGTTAACCGCCGCAGAAGCTTCTAGGCGATTAGCGTCAGCCACCCGAACAAACCTCATGGAGTTAGTTGCCTCTAAAATTTCAAGAGTACCTTCTAAAGCTTGACCCTTGATGTGTTCAGCAGGCTCACCGAAAGTGTCGATAAGACCTTGCTGACTTGTGATTAAAGTAGCTTTTTGATTGTTAATTCCTGCGATGGGGCCTCGATCTGCAAAGCCTACGATACCAACAACAGAGGAATTAATTTGTGCGGGATAGTCTGAGATGTCCTTTTCGATGACGTAGACACCGGGACTTACGAAGTTTGCCATTTATGTTCTCCTTATGCGTTTTTAATAGCGATTAGATTCCGTTGTTGATATCTAATAACGTGATCGGTGATATATGAAGCGGGGACAGTAATTGTCTGCCTAGGGGATAAGTAAAAATCCTCTACACCATTAGGGGTTCTAAGCGGAAGGCTCCAGCTTTGTAGACTTACATTGGTAATTTGCTTCATAATTTGATCTCCATATTATGTACCCTATCTACACTATATTTTGTTCATTTTTTTTAGTAGATTGGAGAATCGATATTTAATTCTTGGATCTCCCCCGTATTCGTTACTAAAAATTTAGGATTAGGAATATATGCTTCAAGCTTAATATTAAAGGTTCTTTGGATAATCCGATCTTCCCTATCTTTAGTGTCGAATGTAGACTCATCACTCTCTGAGTCAATGAAAGCAAGAGCCGTGTTAGTATAAGAATTCTTTACAACTAAATGTGGATTAAATATTAGTCTAATTTGCTCACAAATCTGATCCATATCTGCCTTATACTTACACCAGACATTAATACCATACTCAATATCCAAAGCTCTAGGAGCAGCACTCAAAACTCTTACGGCTCGCTTCTTAGCATCACTCCAGATAACCTCATTAACAATTTGAGGAGCACCTCTCCTTCTATTATCGGCATTGTTAGATTGGTTTTGATTAATAGATACAATAGGGAGGATAATGTTATTATCTTGTTTCAACTTTCCAATAGTTCTTTCTGGGTTAGCATGAACACATTTAATGTCTACTAAGTTGGTTTCAGAATTAATATAAGCTAGATTGCCTAGTCTAGATATAGTATATTTTAAAGCTTCCCTATAAAACATAGGAATATTATTAGATATGGTAGTACGTTCAGCTATCTTACGCCTTGCCCACACGGTCGGGTCTTCCCCTGTGGAGGATACATCACTAATTTTACCCACTCCCTTAGATTCTATTACTTTAGAATTATCGTAAAAGGCTGCGCTAGAACTATAAGGAATCATAGTTTTCCTCTAAGGTATTAATAGTTGCTGGTCTTCCTAAAGGATCTGAGGTATCGGTGAGAGGGGTATCTTGGACATCCGAAGAATCCCTCAGGAGTTTAGCAGTGCATACTAAGTGATATACGCCATAGATCTCAAAGCTATCCTCTTGAACTTCAATAATTTCATATTTTTGATTTTGAAATTTAGGTTGAAGAACATCCCCAGCTTTTAAATGACCCTTGATTCTCTGCTCCATATAAGTTTTGTTAAATACAAATACCTGATCGTTAGTAAGTTCAATACCAAATTGAGATAGATTTTCCTCTAAAACTTTAGGCTCGTAGTGACCATATACAATAACAGGCTGTTTGGAAAGGGGTTTATTTCGGGCTTCCATATAAACTTCATCATACTGAGAATCGCCTTGAAGGTATTGATAGTATAAAATCTGCGACCCAGAGATCTTAATCATTTCATCATCTACAAGATTGAATAAATTAATATCAGGATTAGACGGATCAAAGAAGTTTAATTGACCGTCTGAATCCTCAAGCTGTGGGAGAGGTGCTGGGGTAACAGCGACTTTGAAGTTTTTATGTGCCATTAGTATGTGGAGAATCTAGCGGGTTCTTCGAACTCATCTAGTAAGCGTTGGAGTAGATCTTTCTTTTCATCTGCCGCTTCCTTAACTAGAACATCTCCATTAAGTTTTGCTCCTCCACCAGGGGAAGGAACAGTCTGATACTTTCCTCTAATTTGTCCTAATACCGATTTAGCGCAAGCTAAAGCATACAGTTGAATCCAGTTTCTATAAGCAGGATGCAGGGTGTCTGAATTAAGACCCCGATAGATAATAATAACTGCTTGGTTATTAGTTACAGGTCGAGGTTCAATTTGAAGATACTGATTATCTAATACCGAGAAGGATCCTTCTTGACCTAGAATCTTTCTCGTCATTTCTAGATTTTGTTGAAGAAGATAGAAGTCTCCTACACCAAAGTTTTGAAAGAGATAGTTATCTTGGAAGTATTTAATAAAGAAATCAAACTCTAGAGTCCCCGCTTGACTCTGAACAGAGAGCAGAGTTTTCTTGTATACCACATACTCTAGATTATTAAGAATATATGACGGAATCTTATAGAGACTTTCCCCAGCAGTAGCCACGAAAGTAGCCATTTGTGTGGAGAAGAGAGGAGCATGATTATACATTGTTCCTACTGACTCATCAATACATGTCTTGAGTTGGTAAGGTGTAAGCTCAACGCGAACAACAGGATGTCCTAGTCTAGCAAGAATAAAGTCTTTAATATTTTCTTCAAAGTGAGTCCACTCGACTCCATCCACCATCGAGGTATTATTGAGCTTATCGTAGTCAATCTCATTTCTACCTAGGTGACCATCTCCTGTCCCATCGTTAATATTACTTCCTGCATACTTGGAAAAGCTATTTCCCCAAGATGCCATCTTAGGTTGAATGGGCATAAGTTAATCCTTAAAGTTTTTTATTAGAAAGATGAATCTTTGGAGGAGTCTCTTTTGTTACACTATTTTTAGGCTTAGGAGGATCAACAAGTTCAAACCATTCATGAGGAGAGCCTACACTATCCACAACATCCCCAGTATTAAAGGTCCTTAAACCATCTTTAAAAAATATTACTAAAGGACCTTTACCCTTCATGACATACTTAGCCATGGTTTAAAGATCTCTAAATTTCTTTGAGAAACCTTTAGATTTCTTAGCAGCTACCTTCTTAGGAACTTCTACTTTAGGAGCTTC